AGTTTGTTATTACGGTCTTCAAAGACATGCTTAAAATAATCATCCTGCCCGTTGTAGCCCATGAAAGCCTGGGTAATATCAGGGTGTACGACAAAGGCTTTATCAGGGTCAACATACTTGCCATGTGCTGCGGTGCTTAGTGCCAAGTTATCGGGTATGGCCCGTTGTTTGCAGACTCCAACATGCTCGCAAGCAAACAGAGTGGCTAGGTTGTCGGGTACATCACCTCCGCCATTACGTTGCGGGTCAATATGGTGTACGTGTAAATCAGTACAATCTCGGCTCATTAGACCACAATAACCCTCACCCTTAACCCAACCTCTTGCCTCGGTGTAGTGCTGCATAATGGAAGTGCCACCATCACGCTCAATTATTTCTCGGCGTTGGCGTTCAGTTAGTGCCATCTTTGTTTTCCACTATCCAGTCGAGCATTGCGCCAACTAAACCGCTTTGATCAAGTCCTGATGTTTCTAAAAAGTCACTAAAAGCGTAAAAGCCTTCACGCTGGGTCTGCTCATCACGGGATTTTTCAGACTCTAACCAAAGGTCAATTTTCTCTTGCATGACAGGGCTGGCTTGGTAAAGACTCACAAACTTGGCATACTGTTCGGGAGTTGAAATACGCTCACTCATCTTCCTCACTCTCTGGCGCATCAAATATGCCCAAGTTACCTTTAATGGCATTGAGTCGGGCAAGAGCAAAGTCAGCCAAATACTGTTCTTCTTGGTCGGGTGCTGGTTTATATAAGCGGTCTAGCTCGTCAGAGTGTCGCCATGCCAGGTCAACCGCTAGATCAATGTTTCGGGCAGTCGGGAATTGCAAGGCAGTATAGGCAGCTTTATCAACTCGATCTCGCAGCTGTAATTGACCAACGTACTCGGTCGCCTCGACAAACGCACCACACTTGATTAAAAAGTCTTTACTCATCTCTAATCCATTTCTCCTCGTGAAGCCCTAAATTCCACCAATGACGAGCGACAGTGATGGCTTGTGAGGTATCCCAACCGTTTTGGAAAAAGGCTTCATCATACTTGGTTTCATTGGCTGCCATTTTCTGCACGACTAACTCGTCAACTTGTTCGGGTGTTATGCCTAAGTGATCAGCTAATCTACCCATGAGCGAATGAGCAAAGATGGTCACATCTATGGTTTCCAGCAATAAGTCTCTTGGAGTTTGGTGCAAGTACGCCTCTACCGCCTCATTAAGCTCTCCCTGCATACGCTCTAATGAGTGGGCTACAGTGTTAAAGCGGTCAAGTCCTCGCTCTTGTTCAAAGTCTCTTTGGGCCTGAATAAGCTCGGCAGATGTTGGCATTGTTTACCTCAATCCATCAAGTAAATCTTTTAATTCGCCTCGGACATCACTAAGGAAAATCGTGAGGTCAATAGGTTCGTATGTGCCTCGATCAGGCAGTAACGGGTCTGCAAACTCTTTGGCTAGATCAAAGTGGACTTGAGGGTTCATGCCCACATGAAGAAAGTAGACTAACGGGTCAATGGCTGCGAAGTCAGGGCTTGAGGGCATGACTCCTTTTTCGTGTTTACTCATAACTCTCCTTAATAGCGGTCATAATTTCTATTGCTACTTGAGGCACTATGGCGTTTCCATAGGCTTTGAGTTGTTCTCTGCGGTGTCCTGATTTGGTGAGGGTAAAGTCGCCCAATTCAACGGGTAGCCCATCATCCAAGCCACAAAGTTCGGTTGCAACTTCAAGCCAGTCTTTCTCCCAACTTGGTCCCTCATTTTTAGTTTCGGTGCTTTGGCGTTCCAATATTTGTCCGTCACTTTCCAACCACCCTCCGCTTCGCTGGCTGATGGTGTTATTAGCGACAATCCAGACCCTATCCCTGCGGTGCGGGGCGTTGACGCTGCAAGCTGGAATAATAAACGGTTGGACTTCGTAACCTTCGTTTTCCAAGTCAGTACACACTTGCTCGAATACCAAGCCGTCTTGGATGCTAATAATGCCAGGCACATTTTCGCCAATAATCCAGGTTGGTTGGGTAAGTTGGATGACTCGTAACATTTCAGGCCAGAGGTGGCGATCATCGCTTGTGCCTTTTCTTTTTCCTGCGGCACTAAAGGGTTGGCAAGGGAAGCCTCCAGTAAGTAAGTCCCATCGAGTTTGCGTGGGCCGTAGGCTATTTGTTCCCGTAGGTTCATTGATAGGTAACTCCTGCCTGGTCGTGCCTTCTGGTTGTGTGCCACTATCCGCTCCAGCTTCTTTGGCTCTAAAGCCTCCATCGTGTTCGGTGTTGGTAATAGTCCTGATGTCGCCATAGATTTCACTTTCAGGCCAGTGTTTAGCCAATACTTGTTGACAGAATGTGTTGTTATCGCAAAAAGTATGAGTAGACCCAGGCCATACGTGATCTACTGCGTAGGCAAATCCGCCAATGCCTGAGAATAAGTCGAGGTGGTTAATTGACGTATTTCCTCCTGTTTAGCTGCCCAGAATTGGTATCCTAGGGCAAGGTCTATATGTGTCCAAAAATCATTCCTGATCTCTGGTGATAGGTTCTCCAAGTCGCAAGTTAGCAAGTACCTGGCTAAGGTTGGGATTGTCACGAGCGGTAATACCGATAAGCTCTCCTTTGTCATAGATTTCCACATCGTTGCTCCACTGTTCCCATAACAACCGTTGCTGGTTTTCCAGTAGGGTTGGTACGGTTGAGCGTTGCTCTGGGTGCAGTTTTCGGTGTACGACTTCCATTAGTTCGTGCCGCCAACTTTTTGAGCGATCTTGTAACCACCACTAGCCATAAAAGCAATTTGAATGGCTGCGATTGAGCGATTGAGGATTTCATTGCCTAACTCGGCTGGCACAAATGAAACAGCAAATGCTGCCGCCACCGATATAGCAAACTTTATTTTGTTATCAAGGTTGGGCCTAAAAAACGTAACCACGTTAACCACACCAACCGCAACCAACCCCGCAAAGGTAAGACTTTGTAAATCCATAACAGTAACCCCCTAAATAATTTGTATAACTATTTTCTACCCTTTTTGTGTGCCAAAACGCCCAGGTATATGCCAACTAAATAAAAAAAGGTAATACAAGCGGTAGTTATCATCCCGGCATAGGCGTTGCGGTGGTTAACAAACACAAGCCCGGTATTACCATAAATGCGCGTAAACGTAGTAAGCAAAATCATGCTGGCATAGCTTGTAATGAGTAATGCGGCTTTTCGCACCATAACAAGGTCGCCATTATAAATAATCGAGCCAACAAACATTGCTAATATGGTTACCGAGGCCATAGCTTGCCAAAAATATAGGCCATTAGCAACAAAAATAAATGAGTCAAAAATTTGGGAAATCATTTGCGGTCACTTCTAACCTCTCTGGACAAATCATCAACCGAGCTGGTCAGGTTTTGTATCGCATTTTTCAGGGTACTATCAACCGTGTTTTCTAGTTTGCTTATGCTTTTCTCAAGGTCGCCCAGGCGCTTCTCAAGCCTGGTAAGTAAATACATGCTAATCGCAACGGGAAACGCGTAATTGGTTAATAAGGCAGCTAACTCTTCCATATACTAAACCATTTTACAAGTTTTCTTATAAGCCCATCAATAGGCGGTTGCCCCTTTAGGCACGCATCAAGGCGGGTTTCAAGCTGGGTAATGGTTATTTTTTGCTTGCCGGTTAGCGTTTCAGCTTCCCGCAGCTTACCCTCCAGCACGGCAATGGTTGGGGCATGGCTACCCACCGCCTCACTAAGCGTTTTATTTAATTTTTGCAGGGTTGCTATATCGCTCTTTAATGTATCAATGGTGCGCTGGCAAGCAGCCGTTTCATTTGCTAATTGCTCCGTTTTATTGGCTACCTCGGTTTCGGCTGTTTTGCGGGCTATTTTCTCGTTTTCAAGCTGCTTTTCCAGATCAGTAACGCGCCCTTTATACCCTGATACTACCCGTTGCAAATCCTCAAATTGGGCATCCACGGGGTTGCGCTCCGGCATATACGCCTCAACGGTTTTATCCCATTGAGTTGATTTTTTAACCGTGTTTTCAAACTCATTACCCATATTTCCCCCCTGGTTGTAGGGCATGTATAGCCCAGCTTGGTTAATAAAACCATTAAACCCATTAGCGCGGTCACGTGGTTGCTTGTAGTAGCCCCAGTGTAGGTGTATGCCCGTGCTGTTGCCGGTAGTGCCCTGGTACCCTATAAAATCACCCATTTTAACGCTCTCGCCTACCTTGCGTGGTGAGGCGCTGCTAAAGTGCGCTAATACAGAGCCCTCGCTATCGTTTTCAATTTTAACGTAATGGCCGTAGCCGTTCTCGTCATACACGTTTTCAATTATTTTGCCATCATGCGGTGCAAACACTTCGGATTTGCCGCCCTCGTAGCAGCGCTCGCCATTAGGTAAAAATGCTCGGTAGTCAATGCCGTTGTGCCCTTTTAAACCAAACTTTGCATAGTTGGCAACGTTAACACCAAACACTTGGGTTATGTATATTTTCTTGACTGGCGATTGCATACCGTACCTCCTAAAAAAATAATACTGGCCCGTTGTTTATCCATAGTGGCTGCTTGGTTGCGTTTATGGTTGGCGTAGTTGTGCCGGTATAGCTGGTGGCGTAATCCAAATGTATACGCCCCACACCGCCATTGCCGCCAGCGCTCTCACCACCATTAGCCCCGCTGCCTGCGGGTGCGGTTATTTTATTGGTGCCCAGCGTTGCCGTGTTTGCTTTTATTAGTACGCTGCCACCAGCGCCACCACCACCACCACTACCGCGGCCAGCGCCAGTAGACGCCACGCCATTATTGCCACCCGTTACTAATGAGCCGGTTACGGTTATTTGGTTTGTAATAATCAACACAATGCCGCCACCATTACCGCCTTGCCCGCCAGCTTCTAAGTTGCCAATTAAAGGCGCACCACCACCACCACCAAAGTTAAGTGAGGTTAAACCGGCATTGCCCACGGCATTACCGCCAGTGCCTACATTGCCTGCGCTGCCCGTGGCATCCAAAGTGCCATTGCTTCCAGCAGCGCCATGGCCACCACCACCACCGCCAGCAGTCGGACACGAGCCACTGGTTCTACCACCACCACCACCATTGCCATTAGCCTGATTAGTAAACGTGCCACTGCCATTAGTTGCAATCCCTGCTCCAGCAGTGCCCTCGCCCTGTGCGGCGTCTTGAGGGCTTGGATTGCCTGACGATGCGTCTGGGTAACCACCAGCAAACCCAGCACCAGTAGCTCTTAGGGTGCCATCAATAACCGTAGTGCTTGGGCAAAACCAACCAGTCACGCCACCAGCATTACCACCAAAACCAGAGGTGGTAATGGTAACTCCAGTGTCAATATCAACGGTAGAATACTGCGGCAGTTTGACCGCCTGCGCTTGTGAGGCGCCGCTGTCGGTGTAGGTGTTTTGTAAAGGTAGCGCTAGGGTAACTGTGGTAGGCGTGCGGCTAGCTACGGCATTAAACTCGTACTCGCCCACGCCAGTGCCGCGCGCTTGGTGTATTAGGATAAAATCACCTGCAGTAAATGAGTTGGTGCATGTTAGGGTGTAGGCACCACTTGTGCCGCTGCAGCTGTAAAAACTGGTTGAAAATGCCCCGCTTGAGGGTGTGTACGCGCCATCTTTACCACTACCAAACCCAAACGGCCATGGGCTAGTATCGTCAGCGCGCAGTTTGCGGCTCATATATTTTGCCCAATAATAAACCCGTCATAATTACCACTGCTGGTGCAAATAAAACCAAACGCGTCTGCTTTGTTTATGGTTGTGGTTAAGGTTGGTACTATGCCGTTTGCCCATTTTATTGTACTAAACCAGGTTACTGTGCGACCACCACTGCCGTCTTGCAACAACCTAATAACAAACTTTTGCCCTACATTGCCACCGCTTACCGCCAGGGTTGGGTTGCCGGTTAGGGTAACGGTAAAAAAGCCGTAATTATCAAGGTTAAATGTGGTGGTTGAGCCATAGGTGGTGGCTCCCAATTCAGTCACGCCATTTTTTACGTCTTTGCGTAAATTGTTGTATGCGCTGGCGTAGCCGTGCGTGCCGGCTACCACATCGCTTGAGTTCATACCCATAAATACCCCCTTATCCTATTGTAATTCATCCGATAGTCACTGCCCAGCTTAGCGAAAGTGTGTCATTTGATGATTTGGTGCGACTGATAATAACCCGGCAAAATAGTGTGCCACTGTTTGCGGTTGAGCTTGCATTGTCGCCAAACAAACCAGCCTCAAGTAGTGTGCCGTTTACCTCACTGGTAGTAAAAAAGGTTTCAAAGGTAGCCACGTTGCCGCTTACACTGCGCACACTAACTAACTTACGGCCTAGCTCGGTTTCCAGCGTGGTGTCGGCCTCGGTTGGCGCAGTACCACCAGTGCCCATGGCGCAATAGGTAATAATGCCTTTATTGCTGGTTTCAGTGCCGCGTAGGGCATCGGCTATCGAGTTTTTACCGGCCGTGACTACCATGTTTTTATAGGTATCCACTGCCTTAATTCGGCCCGTTTTAGCATCGCGCAGGGTTAAAACTACTGCGCCTGATGGTGTAATGATTTCATTGTGTTTCATAGTTAGCCCCAGGAAAATAAATCCCATTTCATCCGTGTCTTAATTGTACCAGCTGGGCTGTCCTCTACCCAAGTGAAATAGGCGCCTTGGCTGTCAATGGTTAGCGCCTCGGTTAAACTATCGCTTAATAGGGCATCAGTAATGGCAAAAAGCTCGTCCACACTCTCGCTATCGTCTAGCTCAATTAGGTTTTTATTAGCCTCAAGTAATTCTACTAAAAACCTAATAATACCCAGGGTTTTAGCACTAGCAATGGCAACCTCATATTTAAAAAGCCCGGCGCCCATACTAACCGCCTTAACTGATTGCACCAGGTAATCTGCGTTAACATCATAGCTAGTTAGGTTAATGTTTATATACTGCCCACTCACAAACCCCGGCGTAAATGTGCTAAATGAGCCCTCGATTAGGTTGTTGGCATAATCAGTAAGCTCAGCACTGGCCCGGTCACGGGCTGCATTAGTAGTGGTGATTTGCTTATCAAAAATAGCAAACTCGCGCTGGCCGTATTCCTCAATGCTGGCGGTATTCTCAACCGCCACCAAAATAGGAATGTCGTATTTATAGGTAACGGTTACGGTATCAGTATCAGCAAGTACTGCCCCGCCGCTATCCTGTTCTATGTATTTCTCTTGAAAGTTTACATACCAATCATAGCCGCTAGTGTTCACGTGTTTTATGCCAACGGTTTCCGATACAGAGTTAACCTCAACGCTTATATCGTGCGGCTTGTCAGGCAACACAAAAACGGTTTTTTCGCCATCGCCTTTTTCGTTATAAACAGTAAAGTCTGATAGTTTGGTACCGCCCCGCACATACACCCGGTTTTTTAGCTGCGAGGCATCCTTTTCAATGTGCAATTCCATATATTCGTTATTGTCGCTATCAATGTTAAACGGGGCCGCCTCGGTGGTAAGTGGGAAATAGTGTATATCCTTTTCGTAATCAATATACCAACTACGCCCGGTTAGGTCGCAAATTTGCCGCAGTGCTTGCGATGGTTGGATATAGTTAAAACTGATCTGGTCAATGGTCACGCCCTCGATTACGTTGGTGGTAGTTATGCCCGAGCCTGTGCAATAGGTGCTAACAATATCGGCAATAATAGCCGCATCGGTCATATCCTCGTAGGTTTTGTGTACTAGGTTGCGGTCTAACAACCAGGTTTGATCGGTGCATACTACCGTGGCAATAATGGCCCCTGTTTTTTTAGCACTGGCCAAACTACACCGCGTCACATAGCCGCTAAAAATAATTACATCGTCAACATCGGTAATGGTAATTTCTTGCCCGGTTTCAGGCATTCCGCTCTCGGATATATCCATGAGCTTAAAATTGCAGGCGTTTTGTCGGTCATTGATTATATCGTCAATGTGTACGCTGCCGGCTATCACATCGCCGGTGCGGTCAACCTCATTTATGGTTATGGCGTAGCCCATTTAAAACCTCACCGTCATTTGTAGGCGCTTGACTAGGCTATCGCCTATGCGCTCGGCAATTTGGCTGGCGCTGTCAATGTCGCCAATCATCGCCCCATCAAGGTTAATCACCACGTTATTGACTGCGGTGCCTAGCGGGTTATTGGTTACGGCGGTGGCTGCCAGACTTGGTGCCATACTTACCCCAAAATCAAGCCCGGCCATGGCCTTGTTTACCCCGGCCACGCCGCGGTTGACTATATCCAAAACTGACGGGCTGTGGCGTTTGGTAAAGTCTAGCGCATCCTTTATTTTGTCCATGGTTTCTTTAATTTTGCCCCAGGCATCGCTAAATGGTTTAGTTAGCTTATCAAATAGCCACCCGCCCCAGGTCGATAAAAACGAGATTATGCCATTAAATATGCCCTTAATAGCCGCCCATGAGTTGCTGGCGGTTTTTTTAATAGCCTCCCATGCCCCGCTCCAATCGCCGGCCAGTAGCTCAAGCGCCACGGTTATGATGCCGCTAATTATGGCCCAGGCCAGTTTTATTATGCCAATAATGTAATCCCAGGCCAGCTTAACCACGGATTGAATAACCCACCAGTTAGCTCTAAAAAACTCGACAAATACCAATATAAACGGCATTAAAGTATTGTTAAAAAACTGCATAAACGCGGTTACAAAAGCGGTTACAATATCGCGCATGCCTAAAAAGTTGGTTTGCCAGGCGGTGTATAGCGCGGCTATGCCTAAAACAACCAGGGTTATGGGGTTAAATAGTGCCGTCAGTAGCCCGGTGATTGTGCCGATAATAAGTAACGCGCCCAAACCTATCGCCATGCCTTGTAAAAAAGTCGTTACCAATTCTTGATTATTTTTTACCCAATCAGTAAGGTCCGCTATTGCTTTTTGAAGCATTTGAAACAAACCAATAAACGGTTGTATTTTTGCATAGTCCTCGTCAGACATCCAAGCACCAATGTCAAAATCTCGGTTCATAATGTCACCGATTATTTTGGATATGTTAATGAATAAATTAGTTATTGCCGGGATTATGTTTTCAATGCGCCATATTAAATTATCAATAAACCCTTTAAGCGCATCAAATCCGCCGCTTTCGGTCAGTAAGTCTGCAAGCCCTGTGGCGATGGTTTCTTTTAGTCTGGACCATAGCGCGCCCATGTTTTTTGATTGGGCCGCAGCACTGCCGGCGTATTTTTCCGCCGCCTTGCTAATTTGGTCATAGCCAATTTCGCCGGCGCTTACCATATCCTCAAATTGGGCCATAGTAACTTCCATGCTGGCGGCTACATCGCGCCGGACACTAACCCAGCCTGCATTTACCAACTCTTTAAAATCGACAATATCGGCCTTGCCCTTACCCATAACCTGCGAAAGGGTATTTCCCATGCGCGTCATTTCGGCATTACCCTTACCAAACGCCGCCGCCACATCGCCAAATTTTAGGCCACTACTAACCGCATCGTCTATGGTCTGCCCACTGGCGGCCATAAGTTGCACAAACTCGGCTAGTGATGAGGTTTCAAAAAATGGGCTGTCTTTGGCTGCTTTTTTTATAGTAGCCATGGCAGCCTCGGCTTTTTCAGCGCTGCCGGTAACCGTGGTTAGTGCTGTTTCTAGGCGCTCAAACTCTGCCGCGGTGCCTATGGCCTTAACCGTTAACGCACCAATACCCGTGGCAACCGCCCCGGTAATAACAGCAGCTTTTTTGCCAAAGTCTGCAATTGAGTCGCCAATTTTGCCGATGTTGCCGCGCAATCCGTCCGTGGCTTTTTCTGCCTTTTTTAAGCTGTCTTGAAATCCAGAAATGTCCGCCGTTACCTTAGCAACGATACTACCAACGTCAAATGCCATATATATATTTATTTTATAACAAAACGCGGGTTTTGACTTAACCTGTTTTTTAACTGCTCAAACCCGGCGGTATCCATAGTGGCGTTAAGTTGCGGTGCGCCGGTAATGCGCCGCTCCTCTTGCTCAAGTATTTTAAACAATTCTTTGGGGTTTTTAACATGCGGGTTGGTGGTTATGGATAGCTGCATGCGGTAATCGCGCAGCTTGCGCACGTTGGCTTTTTCGGTTAAATACACCAAATCGTCATAGTAAACGTGGTTTAGTATATCGTGCATGCTCCAGCCGTAATTGCTGGCAAGTTGGTCAATAGCCCACCATAGCCAATCGTCTTGGCTTACGCCGCTGGCGATTGCGGGGCTAGTGCTTTTTTTGCCATGCGGTAAATTTCCTGGTAGTTGTTAACCTCTACCACGGCCAGCACTAGCTTAACGGCATCATCAAGCCCGAGCAAATCAATTTCCTCGGTACTAAGCGGGGTTGCAATTGCCAGTATATTTATAAAATCCGGCAAACTATCACCAATCAGCGCGGGCAGCATTTCCAAACCCTCTTGGCTGTCCATTTTCTTTAACTTGTCCACGTGTTTGGGTAATTCCTTGATTGCCTTTAAAAGTTCGGCATACTTGCCCAGGGGTAATTTTTCAACGGTTATTTTTTGTCCGTCAATATCAACAATAATGGTTTTTTTCATAGTAAAAACTCAGGCGGCCACAAGGGGCACGCTTGCCTTAGTTGTTAAGCGGTTGAGTCGCCAATCATACCTAAATAGTTTCGGTCTGATTTGGTTTCGTCTAACAGCGCTCTAAATGTAACCTCGATAATTTTTTCCTCATCAACGGCGTGGTTTAACACAACCTCTGACATGACGGCAGCCTTATAAAAGACTATATCGTGTCGGCGTGTACCTTCATTGATTGGGTGTAAAACCAACGCATACGCAACGTCGGTTAATTTCTTACCGGCATTTGCGCCTATGGTTCTACGGGCATTAGCTGCTCCGGCAAATCCGCCGGCTGGAATAGCAACACCCATGTTTGCAACGGTAAACTCTGCCAGGGGCACTTTTGCCTCTAGTTTTTCACCTACCAAGTAGCCTTGCACCATGGTTTCGCCATACTTATCAACTGATACCTCATGGAAATTTGGTTCGTAGGTAACCTCAACGCCTCCCTTGGTATGTCCAAGGTCAACGCCATTGAAAGTCACACTACAAACACCAACTTGCACGTTTGTAACATCGGCCATTTTTATTCACCTTCTTTCGATATCGTTATTTGGTATTCTCTCATTGTATCCTTTACATCCTTGGTGTTCAAATGTTTAAACTCTTGCTCGGTAAACTCACCGCACCGCGGGCAGTGGTACGCTACGCGCCCGGCATATACGTACTCATAGCAAATCAGCTTGCGGCACTTGCTGCAGCGTAACTCGCGGTATATTTTCCCGTTAATTTGCATGGCTTACCTTGTCCGGCATTGAAAGTTAATACTAAACTCATCACGGCCATTTTCCGATCTGCCCACGTGCCCGCCCTCGCTTAGCGCCAAAATAAAGTAAAAGTAGGTGCTGCCAATGGTTTCGTTGGCAACCTGGTGCAGGGCATCGCGCACATCATCAAGCATGGCCTTGCCGGCGGTGTAGGTATTAGCCACCACATAAACCTGGAATGTCGGCTCTTTGGTGGGTAGGTAAGGGTCTGGTTTTGGCCCGCCAGTATCCATCACGGCCAGTATGGTGCCGTTGTTGGTGTCGGGTAGGTATGATTTGAAAATATCATCACCAACCGTGCCCAAACCCTCACTCTCTAAATATGCCGCAACGTCGTCTATAAGCGCCATACTTACCCCAACGCTTTCTTTATATTCTCTTGATAATAGCCCTTAAATGTTTCTAGGTTATCCTTTATAGGGTCTTCTAGGTATTTGCCCTTGCGCCCCTTTTGAAACCTAAACTGCGGGTTTTCATGTAATCGGGCAGCGTAGGGCGTGTTGTAACCAACCTCGGCATACTCTCGTGGGTGCGGTTCCACGCGCCCACTGTTTTGCAGTGTGCCTACATCGTGCGGCACCTGGCTTTGGCTTAGGCGTAATATTTCGTTTGACACGTCCAAAATACTACTCCACATGGCTTTTTTTACCGCCTCATTGGCTTTAATAATACCGGCTTGGAATTGGCTTAGGTCTAGGGTTAGGCTTGCCATTTAATTAGCTCCAGTTTGATGTGGTGGGTTGCCCCGGTACCCTGCACGGCCTCATATTTGGCAAACACTTTGTAGCTATCACTACCAAATACTACCCGGTCATCGGTGTTAATGGTGGTATCGGGTGGCAACCAGCACTCGGCAACAATAAGCGCCAAACTGCCATTTTCCAATAACTTACGCTTGGTGGTTTTTTGAAAGCGGCAGTCAACCTCGGTACCACTACCCACCGCCTCGCGGCCATAGGCGTCATACCCGGTTTTGTTGTATAGGGTTATTGTTTGGTTTAGTAAGCCTAAAAAGCTCATGCCAATAATTTGCCCGTGCGGTTTATATAGCCGCGTAGTAGTAATTTTGCCTTGGGTGCCATCATGCGCGCTAGGCTCAGTGATGATTTGTCACCCATACTGTAGCTGTAATCACCAATCGACTCGCTTTGTTTCTCGGCAGCATCACTGCTAAAAAACTTATCACCCATATTTATGATGTACTCAACCTGCGCAGCCACGGCCCGACGCACGGCCTCGGGTATTTGCTTGTAATAGGTGGTTGTGGCGCTGTCCAGGTGGGTTATGACGTCATTTTGGCGTGGAAACTTACCTAATTGGCTTATACGGTAAAAACTATCGCTGCTTGGGGTAGTTGACCATGCCGCGTCTATAGTTAGCACTCCAGCTTTACTGCTGCTAACAACCTTGCGCCGCTGCCCCGCCCCGGTACCGTCAACAATCTCAACCTCGCATAGTTTAAAAAAGTTAGCCTCAAAAACGTTTTGATGCTCTTGCTCCAAGGTTAGGGTAAGCGAGCCGCCTGATACCGCCCGGCCCAGGTATTCATACTCGATAAACTTTTGCTGATAGCCAACAAAGGCGTCAATAAGTTCCTCTGCCTGGCTTATAACGTCATCCGCCTCGCTAGTGTCGGTAATAGTAATGTTGGCGTATTGCTCAAGCTCATCCTGGCTTAAATAACCACGCCTGCTCGTTGGTGTCGTTGATGTAACGGCCATGTTTGTATCCTTTATTAAATTATATCAGTATTTTTTGTGCCAGGTTGTATTTGTTTTGGTTTTAAATGCCTGCGGGTCGTCCTCGTACCAATCGCCATTAGTTTTCGTGTTATATGTTTTCGGGTCGTCCTCATGCCAATTTGGCCGCCGGCCCCTATTCCACTTGGTACCAGTTAACCGCGCGCCCCTGGTGCTGCTGCTCGTATCCTTGCCAGTAATAATGGCCCCGCGGGCGCTGTTTGCCCCATCAACTCCCGTTACCACTGCCCCACGGGTAGCATTAGCGGTGTCCTTACCTGTAATTTTTCCGCCCCTAACCGCATTGGCGGTGTCCTTGCCATATATATGGGCGCCTCTAGTAGCACTAGCACTGACAGCAACACCAGTTAGGCGGGCGGCACGCGTAGCACTCGCCGTATCCTTACCGGTGGTGGTTGCAGTTCTAGTATTACTGGCGGTTTCTTTTCCATGTGTTTTCGCTGCCCTAGCGCTACTGGTGGTATCCACACCCGATATTTTGGCAGCACGGGCGCTGTTGCTGCCCAGGGCTCCGGTTAACCTAGCACCGCGGGCCGCATTGGCGGTGTCCACACCCGTAATCCGTGCGCCTCTGTCGCTTGCCTCACCACCCAAACCAATTATTCTGGCCCCGCGGGCGCTATTACTCGAGTCCTTGCCAGTGGTTATTGCCGCTCTTGCAGCGTTAGTAGTGTCTTTACCTATTATTACAGCGGCTCTTGTAGCGTTTGCCGCGTCTTTACCTGCTAAACGGGCGGCACGCGTAGTATTGGTTGCATCCTTGCCCGCAATATGTGCGGCTCTGGTGGCGCTTGAAGTTTCCTTGCCAATTACCACCGCTGATCGGGCGCTATTAGTGGTGTCTTTCCCATATATGTGGGCGGCACGGGCGCTGTCTGCCGGGTCGCCGGGTGTGCCAAACTCTATAGCAAATAAATCTGCGCTCAATATGTGTTGGCCCGTAATTACTGCGGCCCTGGCTGCATTGCTCGTATCCTTGCCAATTAAGTGGGCGGCACGGGCGCTGTTGGTGGCGGTTCCAGCTGATATGCCCCAAGCACAAACAACGCCAGCGGTTTCGGTAGCAGTGCCAAAATCAGCGGTAACCGTCATCCCTGTTTGGGCGCTAACAAAGGTGTCACTTGCTCCCGAGTAGGTAACAAAAGACTCTAGGGTAGCGTCTGCTTTTTCGGTCAGCCCTGTCCAGGCGCAGGTTGTGGCGGCGGCACTTAGGGCAAAACCAACGGCAAAACCGCCGGCGGGTATATCAATAGTGCCAGTGGGGTCGCCGCCGGTGCTTGAGAAATCATCGGTTGGGGTAGCGCTGGTTAACGAGGTTGCAGACCAAACCATAATGGCGCACCGCAGCATACCCGTGCTATAGGTAACCACCACATCGCCGGTGGCCCCGGTGGGTACCGCAGCAATAGCCAAACCAGCAACATTAGTATTGGTTACCGTGTTGGTAACCTGCTTAACTATGGTAGCTGCTTCGCCCCCAATAGTGACGCTTGAAATAGTGGCTGACGCTCCGGCTTTGCGCGAGGCCATACCAACAATAATGTACCGGTCAGCCGCAGCGGTGCCAAAATCACATGTGCTAAATGTGTAGGTGGTTAAATCGGCGGTACTGGTATATGTGGCTTCGTATGCCAGGGCCATATTAGGTTATTTCCTGATATACGCGGCAAGTTATGATGTAATATGCGTCGTAGTAGTCAGCCATGCTAGAGGCTATGCTGCCCGTTAGTGTGAAGTCGGTGTTTGCAGCCGTTGCGTTGTCGGTGTCCAGATTTTCCCAGCTTGTTGTGTCGTGGTTATACACTTGTAAATATGCCGTGCTTGAGCTAGTTGCCAGGGTACTTTGCCCATTCCAGGTAACAGTAAACGGGTCGGCGCTTTCGGTGCTGTAGTAATACTTGTAGTGATGAACCATAAAATCTGTACTAGTGGCTGCAAGCGGTACTCTGGTGGCGTCATCGGTGGCAACGTCGGTAACGTCTTGGCTCGTGTAAATAATTTGCAGCGTGTCCGTGGTAGTTGGTAGGCTGGTTTTAACCTCGCGGCTATAAACTGAGGCAATAACACCAGTTATTTTTGCGCCACGGGCTGCATTGGCGGTGTCTTTACCTGCTGTTTTTCCGCCCCTTACTGCGCTAGTTGTGTCCTTACCGTTCAAGTGGGCAGCACGAGCGCTGTCGGCGGTTTCGACTGGCGGCGGTACATTAAAGTTATCA